TATTGATAAGTACAACACATCTGAGTGGGAAACGATCGAAAGTTTTGTCGATCATGATAGAGATTATTTGTTTACATATGCAGGTATTAGACAAGTAGCGGATAAATATCTTGTACAAGATCGTAGCAGTGGGGAGGTCTATGAGACTCCTCAGTTCATGTACATAATGATTGCTACAACACTATTCCAAGACTATCCAAAGGACACGAGGTTAGACTATGTACGAAGATACTACGAAGCAACGAGTAGACACAAAATCAACATCCCCACCCCCATCATGGCAGGAGTTCGCACCCCTCTTCGGCAGTTTGCGTCTTGTGTTTTGGTTGACTGTGACGACACCTTGGATAGTATTTTTACTTCTGATATGGCCATTGGTCGTTATGTCGCACAAAGGGCTGGGATTGGTATCAACGCAGGTAGGATCCGTGGGATCAACGCTAAAATCAGGGGCGGCGAAGTTCAACACACAGGTGTTGTACCGTTCCTCAAAAAGTTTGAAGCAACTGTCCGATGTTGCACTCAAAACGGCATTAGAGGTGGATCAGCGACTGTCCACTTCCCCATTTGGCACCAAGAAATAGAGGATATTATTGTCCTCAAGAACAATAAAGGTACAGAAGATAATAGGGTAAGGAAACTTGACTACTCAATTCAAACATCAAAGATCTTCTATGAAAGATTCATCGAAGATTCTAACATCACCCTATTCTCACCTCACGATGTCCCAGGTCTGTACGATGCTTTTGGGACTGACGAGTTTGATGATCTCTATACACGTTATGAATCTGACGAGACTATTCCGAAGAAAACTGTCCGTGCTCAAGCACTTATTCTGGACATCTTAAAAGAACGTGCAGAGACTGGTCGTTTGTATCTAATGAACATCGACCATTGTAATACTCACTCCTCATTTAAAGACAAAGTGAACATGAGTAATCTGTGTCAAGAAATTACCTTGCCTACAGATCCTCTACAACACATTGATGGAGAGGGTGAAATCGCATTATGTATCCTGTCTGCTATCAACGTAGGCAAAATCAATAAGTTAGATGAACTTGAAAATCTCTGTGACCTATCTGTTCGAGGTCTAGAGGAACTTATTGACTATCAGAATTACCCAGTAGAGGCAGCAAAAATTAGTACGCTTGCACGTCGCTCCTTGGGTGTTGGATTTATCGGACTTGCACACTACCTAGCAAAGAACGGTTACAAATATGACGATCCTGCCGCATGGAAAGCAGTCCACGACTTGTCTGAAGCTTTCCAGTACTATCTCCTTAAGTCAAGCAACGCAATCGCCCAAGAAAAGGGTGCATGTGAATACTTTAATCGCACCAAGTATGCAGATGGTATCTTACCAATCGACACATACAAGCGAGACATTGATGAGTTCTGCGGTGAGGAGTTGAATTATGATTGGGATGGTCTTAGGTATGATATCGCAACCTATGGACTCAGGCACAGCACTTTGTCCGCACAAATGCCATCGGAGAGCAGTTCCGTTGTGTCTAATGCAACAAACGGAATCGAACCACCCCGTGCCTTTTTGTCCACTAAGAAGTCCAAGAAAGGACCTCTTAAGCAAATTGTCCCTCAGTACTATGCGTACAAGAATAACTACACTCTTCTCTGGGAAATGAAGGGTAATGATGGTTACATCAAAGTTGTTGCTGCTATGCAGAAATTCTTTGACCAAGCAATTTCTGGTAACTGGAGCTACAACCCAGAAAATTATGATAACAATGAGGTACCAGTGTCTTTGATGGCGCAGGACTTCCTAACCACATACAAATATGGTTGGAAAACTTCTTACTACCAGAATACATATGATGTCAAGACTGATCTTTCTGAAGAAGAAGAAAAGAAACAAGGTTTAGAGAACCTATTAAACGATATCTTTGCAGAACAGGAGGAAGATTGTGACAGTTGCAAAATTTAGAACCAACGGAGAACCAATGCGTACTAAAGTTAAAGGAATGACTGTGTTTAACACAGACATTGTTGATAACACAAAACAAAAAATGTTTTTTGGACCTCCCCTTGGTGTCCAACGTTATGATAAATTTAAGTACCCTATCTTCGATAGATTAACACAGACTCAGTTGGGTTATTTTTGGCGTCCAGAAGAGGTATCTCTTCAAAAAGATCGTGCGGACTATCAAACTCTAAATGATGCACAGAAACACATATTTACTAGCAATCTCAAGTATCAGATCCTCCTTGACTCTGTACAAGGGCGTGGTCCTGGGATGGCTTTTAGTCCTTTCTGCTCACTACCTGAGTTAGAAGGGTGCATGAACATATGGCAGACTATGGAGATGATTCATAGTAGATCATACACTCACATTATTAAGAACGTATACCCTGATCCATCAGAGGTCTTTGATACTATTCTAGATGATGAAAAGATTTTACAGAGAGCAAAGTCTGTTACAGCAGCATATGATAATTTCTTACAGGCAGCAAATGAATATGGGTCTGGAAGAATGTGGGAACACAATCTAACTGGAGTACCACTAGCACAAAATGAACTATATGAACTCAAAAGAAAACTATACAGAGCGATTGCGAATGTCTACATCCTTGAAGGAGTTAGATTTTACGTATCGTTTGCATGTTCTTTCGCCTTCGGCGAACTTAAACTCTTGGAAGGATCTGCTAAGATCATCGGACTCATTGCTAGAGACGAATCACAGCACATGACTGTGACTCAGAATATTATTAAGAACTGGCAGAAGGGTGATGATGCAGATATGCAACAAATAGTTGCGGAAGAAGAGGAAAACGTGTATAATATGTTCAGAGAGTGCGTAGAAGAAGAAAAGTCTTGGGCAAATTACTTGTTCAAAGATGGATCTATCATCGGTTTAAACGACAAACTACTCTCTAAGTACGTAGAATGGACTGCTAACCGCCGTCTAAAATCTATTGGACTAAATCCTATCTTCGATGCTCCAATCGCTAACAATCCGCTTCCATGGACAGCACACTGGTTGTCTTCTAAAGGACTACAAGTAGCACCACAAGAAACAGAAGTAGAATCTTACATGATAGGTAGTATTAAACAAGACGTAAAGAAAGATACGTTTTCTAATTTTAAATTATGATCAAAATTTTGAGAGAAAGGGTTGAAAACCTTTCAAATTATGATGACGAATACGATGTTGTATATCTCGATCCTCCCTTCGGATTGGATCGAGAATTTTTTATGTTTGAAAAGGATAAAAAGGTAGCATTTGATGATAAATGGGAGTCAACAGACGCATATATTGAGTGGTATGCATCTGTAATTCAAGATTGTTTTGCTGCACTCAAACCTAATGGTTGGTTGTATGCTCACAACAACTTTGATTCTAATGCTTTAGTCTTAGGTGATGTTACAAAAGACATTAGATCTAAGTTTTATACAAATATTTCTTGGAAACGTTCTGGACCTAAGAACAACATCCGTAAGGGGTGGGGTAACATAGTAGATTCTATTCTTGTATTCAAAAAAGGTGATCCATACTTCAATGTAGAGTATCAACCACTAGATGAAACCTATGCTAAGAACTCTTTTAAGAACAAAGATGATAAAGGATTCTATGCACTAGGTAAGTTGACTGGAGAGAAGTCTCGTATTGGTCACATGTATGAATACAATGGGTATAATCCTCAGTATGGGTGGAGATTTGCTGAAGATAAAACTAAAACTTTACACGAGCAAAATCTTATTCACTGGGGTGCTAATCTTCCATACAAAAAAATCTATCTAGACGAGTCCAAAGGGTCTCCAATTCAAAATTTCTGGGATGATATTCATTTCATCTCACGTTCTGAAAAGAACAAGCGTAAATATCCAACACAAAAACCAGTCAAGTTACTTGAACGTATTGTGAGGACATCATGCCCTCCTGATGGTAAAGTTTTAGACCCTTTCTGTGGGTCAGGAACTACTGCTCTTGCATGTTATAATCTAGGACGTGATTGTACCACCATGGATATCTCTAAAGACTCAATTAAGATCGCTACTGAGGCATTAATTGATGCTGGATGTGATATCAATACTGAAGAATGATTGATAAGATCAAACAATATACAGATGATATAGGAGATGTGTATGGATCTGAGGATCTTTGTATACATTTGTATTCTTGGGTGAAGATGCTAAAACCTAGACAGATAATAGAATTTGGTACTGGTCTAGGTGCATCTACATTGTGGATGAATCAGGCAATAAAAGAAAATGGTGGTGGTATCTTACATACCATTGATGATGGAAGTAATTTTGTTGAAGCAGCAGAAATTGTAGGTTTATCACAACGTTCTTATGAAAATTATATTGTAGACTTATACAATAAATTTGATATTCAAGATGGTGTTACCTTTTATAGATGTATTGTTGAAGATTTTTATACTGAGGTTGGTAAACATTTAGAACCAGAGAGTGTTGATATGATTTTCTCTGATTATAATCATCATCCTAAGACAATAGAAGACATGTTTAACAAGTATCTACCATCATTATCAAGAGGTAGTATGGTCTTCATAGACAGTGCTCCTAGTAAACGTCAGTCTATGGAAATGATAGAAGACATTTGTTCATACCATGGGTTTAATTACTATAACATCTATGAAAATAAAGACTCACCACAGGCAAGCACCTGTTGTATACAACTATAAATATAGGAGAGTAATATTATGATCAAGTGGTTAAGGAACGAGTTTACGAAAACCCCTGGATATATGAGGGTAAACCTTTCACTTCTGACGACATTGGCGATTTCTTCGGTTACGTCTACGTCATTACTAATAAGTCAACAGGCAAAAAGTACATCGGTAGAAAGTATTTCATGCAGAAGAGGAAACCCAGAGGTGGAAAGCGTAGAGTTACAAGTGAATCAGACTGGAAGAGATATTATGGATCGTGCCCCGAACTCAAATTGGACATCAAAGAGATGGGAAGAGATTCGTTTACCAGAGAGATAAAATCTTTACATAAAACTCTAGGTAAAACAAATTACGAAGAGACGAGACAATTATTTTTAAACAATGTGTTAACTGAGGCACTTGACGACGGGTCGCCAATGTACTATAATAGCAACATCCTTGGACGGTACTACAGGAAAGACTATTTTGAATCATGAAGTATCATTTGTACGATGAAAACTATACTCATAAAGGAACCTTCCGATCAATCATAGAAATGAGAAATTTTCTATGTGAAAGGAAGTATGATAATGATGATAGAACATATATGGATGATACATTTGATTACATAAAATCTATCGGATGGCACTGGGATGTAGAAGAACTTCAAATTAAATAAACATGAAACTTTTTATTGACTCTGCTGATACACAAGAGATCATATCTAGATTTGAAACAGGATTGATTGATGGGGTAACCACTAACCCATCTCTCATCAGAAAATCAGGAAAAGATCCTGAGGATGTATACCAAGAACTAATTGATGCAGGTATTCCTGATATTAGTATGGAAGTTGTTGGTTCTGCAGAAGAAATGTATGACGAAGGTGTTCGTTTGTCTGATAAATTTGGTCATCAAGCGACAATTAAAGTACCTTGTGATAAAGATGGTCTAAAAGTTTGCTATGATCTTTCTGATAAAAACATTAAAGTTAATGTTACTCTTATCTTTAGTGTATCTCAGGCAATCTTAGCAGTAAAAGCGGGTGCTACACATTTATCTCCATTTGTAGGTCGTGTAGATGATCAGAGATTTGGTGGATGTAAT